AGTAGCCCGCCGCGTAGCTTGCGTCCGTGTGGACGAGCCCGAAGCCGAGCTGCCCCTCGCCGCGGATGTCGAACGTGAAGTACTCGCCAGCTTGGTTGATTGTGTCAACCGTCTTGAGGCCCGCGTAGTTTGTATTCTGCGTCGCGCCGAAGATGCTGTTGCCTACGGGGTCAACCGCGTGCGAGCCAACAAGGTTGTATGTGGTAGTAGTGCCATCCACGTCAGCAATCATTGTGGCGTATGGGTCAGAGATGACCACGGCCTCGAATGGCCCGACAGTGAAGAGCTCGTTGAGCTGGTTCACAACGTCGTTGAGTCCCCCTGTCGCAGCAACGTGGTTAATCTGCACGTTAGTGTGGACGAGCTTCTCGAAGTGCTTGTGCTCGTGAGCGTCTTGCTCATCGTTGGGGTCACCCGCGCCGATGGCGTGGATGTGGATAGTGCCATCTACGTCGGCTACAGCCTTGATGGTGTTTACACCGAAGCTAGAGCCGTTGTCCATGATGATGGACGTTGATGTTTGGTCGAGGCGGAAGTTGACGACCGTGTCGGTCAGGTCAGCCCCTACGCCCGATACGCCTACTACGTTCGCGTTCTCGTTCACGTAGTCTACCATCTGCTGGGCAGAGGTGAAGGCGTTGTTATCTTTGTCTGCGAAGTCTTCATAGTTGACCGCGTAGAACTCGTACTGAATCTCGTCCTCGTTCTCTGAGCGGATGTCGTTGATGATGTCAACGCGCATTGGGTCCTCTGAGTTGATGACCGCGCTCAGGCAAGCGTTCCAGTACGCCGGGTTCGAACTACCAACAAAGTTGATGCAGTTCCCCGCGTCGTTACGTGTGATTCTAATTGCCATTATCGAACTATTGAGATTAGTGTAGTGAGTGGTTGAATGAGGATTTCGTTATTGCAACGAATCGCTGGAAGCAGTCGTGCGTTACGGTCCTCGTCGGATGCGATGTACGCTGACATCTCCACACGGTTCAAGTAAGCCTGACCCTGAGTCCCCGTGCCGTAATAGATAGGCTGTGCGGGGAGCGGGAATGTGAACGTGACGTTGCCGTCGTCGTCGCGAGTAGCGAAGATGAGACCAACCTCGAGCGTGCTGTTCGCAACCTGCGGTACAGCGTTGAACGAGAAGCGCACCTTAACAAGGTCGCCCACGTTGCATTCCTCGAGCCAGTAACTGCCAGCCGCCTCCGTGTACTGAAGGTCGCCTGTTGTGACAGCCGCCTCCAAGTCGGTGTTGGAGAAGTCGATGAGCTTGCTTACGCCATCGGGCATATGCTGCCCTCCGAAGAGACCCTTGGTCTGGTCGAATGGCTTGCTGTTGTCAATGGGGAAGTACGCAACGTCGTTGATGGCCTGCTGCGCCTCGCTAAAGCCGAAGCGGTACCACGTACCATCGGTGGCCATGGTGCTCGTGTACTGGACGTTGGAGCCGATGTCGTTTGCACCAGACTGGCCGGTGGTTCGGTCAACGAAGCCACCCGTGAACTCGTAGCCCGTGTCCACGTTCTGGAGCCCCTCTGTCAATCCGTCTACGTCCGCGACAGAAACCAGCGCACTGAGTGTGGCCGGTGGCACGGGAGTGGCTGTGTCGAGGATGGCGCCCGTAGGCAGCATCGGGGTGTCGTCGTCCCGCAGCTCGGCACGCAATGAGTAGCCCTCGTTTCGTCCGAGAGTTTGAATGGAGTAGATGCGAAAGCGACCGCCCTCGAACTGAATCCAGTCCTCAAAGCGGAGCCCGCTAAAGAAGCGGCATACTACCTCAATCTTAATCTTACCTGTACGCTGGTCGTTCAGTTCCTCCTCAGATGAACCTGCGGAAGGCGAGCCAATGTACTTAACACTACCCCAACGGTTTTCCTTGATGGTCTGCACCTGATTGGTCTGCTCACCTGTGACGCTGTCGATGACAGTGGCGTCTCGGTAGAAGCTAACCTTGTGCTGTAATTTTCCTAGTTGGAGCTTTCCCATGTTAGTATACTTTTACGGTGGCGAGCAAACGCTGCACACCTTCTTTGATTTCTGTTGTCAGACCGCCGACGTACTCAGCTTCACGCTGCGAGTCGTAGTGACCCACTAAGAGTAACATGGCTTGTCGGTACTGGCGAGGCAATGACCTTACGTTGTCGCCTCCAGTGAATGTCATTTGGTACACATCCTTCTTTCGAGGGTGCAGGTCACCGGGCTTGCCGGCTGCACTCCAGTCGATAGCGATTGGGTACGTGTCAGTCATGACGTATGCTTTGCTGTAGTCATCGAAGCCATCCCAAGTGGCACCGCCAGCCAAGGAGACCCATGAGCCGTCCTCGTGCAGGTAGAGCAGAGATGTGTCATCGTATGTCCAGTCGCCTGTGATGTTTCGCAGGTAGTGAACCTTGTCGAGCTCGTCCTCGTCGAAGAAAACCGTGACGGTCGCAAGCAGCGGGTCAGCGGAGTCAACTTGGTTGTAGAGGTCGTTCTCGTGCAGGTCGGGGCTTGAAGAGCAGAACACTCGGTTTGTCAGCGTCTCCATGTAGTCACACGCAGAAGCGACGTAGGACTTTATCAGCTCCTCAGCATCACCTTCGTCGTAGCGCAGGTGGTCGCGCACTACCGAGTAAGGAACCATGTCCTCGGGGTAGTAGTTGTGTTGTATATTCAGTTTCATTAGTCCTATTTAAAATGTAGAGGTGGCGAGGGCATCGAATCCCTCAGCGGTGTCGAAGTACCGCCTGCGCCTAGAAGCAGCCACCTGAAGGGGGAAATGGGGGACCGCAGTGGCCCCCCTTCCCTATATACTATGATGATTACGCTACGGTAGTCAAAGTCTTGAATGAACCGTGTTGCAACGCCTGTACATCTCGGTACTCGTTAGCAACGATACGAACCACGCCTTTGTGTGCGTCGGTGTAAGGGTCAACAATCAAGTTCAGTCCGCCCCACGTACCAGTAACCAATTGGTTCTTGTCGAAGAAAGACAAAGTACCAGCAGTTGCTTGGCTAGCGATAACAGTGTTGTAACCAGCGATTGTCTGGCGGTCCTTAGGAGAGCCAGCGTACAATTCGCCGCTACCTGCGTCGTAGCTCAACGCACGCATAGCGCGGTAAGCGTCAGAAGCAGCCAATACAACAACGTCGTTCAAGTCAACGTCAGCAGCCAACAAAGCAGCCTCAACGTCGAGTGGGTTGTTAGAAGTAGCGTTGTAAACAGAAGCAGAGTCAGAAGCAGCAATCTCAGCGATAATCTGAGCGTTGAATACTTTGTCCAATGCGCGACGGATGTCCATCTGGATGAAGGCAGCCATGTCGTCTCCAGACTGAGCCAACATCTGCTGAGTAACACCTACGTGAGCAGCGTTACGAGTAGGCTGCAGAATACGCTCTGCGAAAGTTGGCAAAGCCTCAGTGCGAGCAACACCCTCACCGACAGCAGAACCAGCGGCAGTCAATGTGCCTTGAACCTGCATTGCAACGTCTCCGCTCAAGCCAGACAAGTTACGCACGCCCAACTGAGCAGCGATGTCGTTTGGAGCGTAGTTCTCGATGATTCCCTTGTCGAGCTTCTCGATACCACCACCGAAGTCGGTAGAACCTGAAGCGACAGTAGCAGTACCCATAGAACGGAGTACCATAGAAGGGATGTTGAAACCGCCGCTTACGTTCAAGCCGCTGTTACGCATCTCGTTAGAACCCTCTTGGGTCATCTCGGCCTCGAGGCCAGTCAATTTTCCGTTAGCAGCTTCCTTGATGAACTTACCGAAAGAGAAGTCCTTCGCGGCGCGTGCCTCAGAATCTCCCAAGCCTTGTACAACGGCTGGGTTTACATTTGTGTTTTCCATTTCTGAAATAGAGTTATTTCGAGTTTCCTCGGATTTTGAATTAGTTTCGTTTTCTTCCTCCTCTTCATCGGCGGGAGCGTCTTCCGTTTTTTCTTCCTCCTCCTCGTCGTAAGCTCGCTCTTCAGCGGCCTCCTCTTCGGCGGCGGGTTCTTCTTCGTCGGCTGGTTCTTCAGCAGGTGCTTCCTCAGCGGCGACCTCCTCAGTAGGTACCTCTTCGGTGCGTTCCTCCTCAACAACTTCTACCTCGTCAACAATCTCCTCTTCAACCTCTGGGGCTTCCTCGATGTCAGCAGGAACCTCAGTGTCGAGGGCCGCTTCCATAGAGCGCAAACCAACCTCGGTGGTTGGGTAAGCTCCCTGAGTAGTTGGAGATACGTCAAACAAAGTGCCAACCGAATTGATTGTCCGCAGGTTCATCCCGTCGCGACGCTCCCAAGAGTCGTCAGCAACAGTGAAACCAAACGAACTAGTGCTCACATTGCCCATTCGAATGTTCTCAGCGAGGTCCTTGGCGTAAGACTGTTCACCGAGTTCAAAGCGGTAGCGCAACCCGACCTCGTCAACAGACAGCTCCAAGCCGTTGCCCACGCGGGCCAATGGCATGTTCCAGTCATGGTTGAACAAGGCAACAGTGTTGCTCATGTCCGCCCCTTCGAATGCACCGCGAGCAACTCGCTCGGCGAACTTGCCGCCGATTACAGTCTCGTCATCAAAGCGAGCTGCGTAACCTTCAACGACTACCTTGTCGTCCTCTTTACGCACCTCAAACCCTGACTCAAGACTCCGTTGTTCTTGGTTGTTCATAGTGTTTGGGGTTTATGAATTTTCCTTCTTTGCTTTCTTAGCCTTCGGCTTAGGAGCGTCGATTTCGATTTCGTAGGTGAACTTACCTACGCGCACGATACCGCCTTTCTCCCAGACGTCAGCGAAGATTGCTGCCGGGATACGCTGTGTACCCGGTGTAGCGGCGTCGAACGCGGCTGCGAATTCAGCAGCGTCCTTAGCCTTCTTTATTGTCAGCTTTTTCATTATCTACTTTTGTTTGGTTGTCAATTCCTTCCGAAGGTTCGTTATCCGCGCCTCCAGTACCCCCATCATCGACAGGGTCCTTGCTAGAAACGATAGACTCAGCATAATCACCCATTTTCGAAAGAGGGATTTGATTGAGTTGGATGTGATGTTCATCACCGCCCTGAACGGCCCCAAGTCCTTCACGCATGCGCACCTCATTGATGCTGACGACTCCGTCTTGCAACATTTGGTGGTAGTACTGAGCTCGGCTGGTAGCGTCTGCTCGCAGCAGTGAATCGACGTCGTAGCGGGCGCAAAGGTAGTCATCGTCTCGTAAGAGCTTACGTTCGATTTCCAGCTCGATGCGTCGCACCCATGGCAGGATGGTGCCTTGGAAAAATTGTAACACTTGTTGTTCATAGTTGCTGTAGGCTGTGTTTCCGTCCATCCCAATCATAGCTGGCGGCACCTGATAGAAGCGGGCAATCTCCTGTGTGGAGTATTCCTTGCTCTGCAGGAACTGCAACTGCTCAAGGGGAACAGAGAGTGGTTGGTAGTTGAAGCCGCCTCCGAGGATAGCGACCTTGTGTGCGTTTCCAGAACCCATGTACTCTTGTGCCCATCGCTCAGACGCTTGCTGCATCTGCTCAAGGGTGAGTGGTTCCTTGGTAGTCAGGATACCGCCCAGCATGCCGCCGTTCTCAAAGAACGTGGCGCCGAAGTTCTGTACAGACTTCGCAACCTTGAGGTTTTGAAGCTGAACCTTCGTTGGGTTTTCTCCGCGGAAGGCCTTGACCTCGAGCACGCGGTCCGCAGGGACTGGTGTCGGGGCGCCCTTGTACTTGTAGTACTTGGTGCCGGTCTTCTCGTCAATCATGAACTCCATCTCAGTGGCTGGAATCCAGT